GGTAGTGCATCCACTTGTTGACATCAATACCCATGTCTTTTGGGATCTGTGTAACATCAATCAATTCAACCTTACCTTTATCACGTGACATAGCTAATTCAAGACGATACCATACAACGATATACATATACTGCAATGGTTTCAGTAAGCTAACCAACGATCTAGGTCTACTATTAGTGTTGTTATAAACAACACCACAGTAAGGCAGATACTGAGAATTAGGATTATCTGCTGATACATGTTGATACTCTAACGGTTGAATACCAATATACAGTTCTTCACCGATCTTATATCCTTCCCATACTTCAATAATCCATCTCCATTCAATAGATTCCTCGTTGCCGGTTACTTTGTAATCCTCATCAACTTGATATTCTTCAATTTCACCAGTCTAAGGATCAACTACATTGACAAATCCAATCTTTTTAAACGACTTCCAACAACAGTGGTATACTGTAATATGATCAGTATCAAATGGATTATCTGAGAATAGATTGTTCTTATTGATCTTAATATGGTTGTAATCCATATCAGTCTTTCTAATCTCTGGATTAAGGCCTGAACCAGGCTTATCTTCAGTAAGCTCAAGTAACTGATTTAATTCTTTCTCGGTCATCTTATCGTAGAATCTATCGTATATCTCAGTAGCACTCATGATCATCTTTCTACAGCACCATGATGCATCACTGATAAACTCTTGATCCAATGAACGCTCATAGTCAAAGTACATCGGATTTACTCGTTCTACATAAGGCCAACCATTAGCAATACCGGTGTAATAGATCTCTTCACCGGCAATCAATGCATCTTTCCATCCTTTATAGAACTCGTGAGTGAGGTTCAATTTACGTTTAAGATAACTAAGTGTGTGATATGCTTCGATCTCAGCAATATCTTTGTAGTCTTTAGTTAAGTATTTGTGTATAGCTTCAGGAGGCATAACCTCACCAGACGCCAATGCTTGTTCATATTGCTGTTGCTCTTCAGGACCAAGCTTACCCATAATGGTTGCTTGAATATAGTCAGTAAGCATCTATTTAGCTTTATCCTATGCTTCTGAAGCAGCAATGTCACCGGTTCTACATACATTGAAGTTGAACGGTCTTTTTGTTTCTTCACCAAGCAACTGATCGATGTTAGGCTTGATGATATTATAGTCTTGTGCTGTAGCAGGGAAACCGTCGTCTTGTTTAAACGGGTTGGTAACGTATTTGAGATCCTTTTCATTGTAGATACTATTGTATAGATCATAGTAAGTCTACATCTCGCTCACCCTATCAAACCCATCTTTCATGCCACCCATACGACCAGCACCAACTATATAGTTGACGCACGATTCCTTCCACTCCTTATTCTTTTTGGATTTAGGAAGCTTTTGTGCGGGCATTGAAGTTACTGTTTTCATAGTTAAAATGTATATACATTATCTTCGAGTTCTGCTGGTGTATCATCTTTGAACCAATCTTGCGCAAATATTGGTCCCTCAAACAGTACTCGCTTTCTATTCTCTTTTTTATTCTCTTTTATAACAACGTTGTACAAGTCCTCTCTGTAAATCATTATCTGCATCAATGACATGATACGGTCAGCATTGACCTTATCGTTGTACATGATGAGTTCTTCTAGTAATGGTTCAGATAAGATGTTTGTTAAATTCTTTTTACCAGGAGCTTGTTCTTCATTCAACCAGTCCTTAATTAGTCCTTCACCCCACAACTTAATCTACGCGTTCATATGGCAACCTTTCTTACGTTGTACTTTGGTGTTGCCTACTACATCAGTAATGATATCAGGCTAGTCAGCTAATAAGTAATCGCAATGTTTAGAAGTAAAGTAAGAGAATATACCTTTATTCTAATTTTCATACATTGCTCTAGCGTTGTAGTACACTAGTAATTTACGAACGTTTTCATAGAATTCTTCAGCTGTTGCAGGTCTACCTGTGTATTCAGCTACTATCAAATCGTAGTACTATTCAAACTTCTAGAATCGCTTATATATCAAGCATGAACCAAGTGATGTAGTAGATGACTGATCGTAATCATAACTATCTATACCGGCTATGTATAAGCCTACTGGCGCATCTTTTACTGGGTGCTCCCATATTACTATAGATCCAGTAGGATCATCATCCTTGCGTAACGGATAATGAGTAACATCCCCAGTCTTCTTAATACGCCATGATAATGAACCGTCATCATTCCACACTAAATCACCAACCTGTTTATGATTCTATAATAGTTTGTTAGTACGTATATTAGCTAAATGCTGTTGTAGCTCTTTCTTTGGGAATATATTGCCCCTGAAGTCTAAGCAAGCTTCCTACGGTGTGATCGCGTTCTCTGCTACATACCGGTCTACTGTAGCACTGTTAGTAGCGTGTTCAACAACTTCTTTACGTAACGATAGGATATACTCTAATGATTCTTTCTGCTTAGTATTACCATCTTCATCCATATAAATACGATGACCGTCATCATCAATGTTCTCAAGATTAGTATACTGTGGGCAGAAGAAACCACACTTCTCTGTATTTACTCCTTCATCCCATATATTATCGAACTCTAGACAGTTATAACCACGTGGGTTATAGAACATATCCTTCAGTGCAGTAAAGTTGTTACCTTTATCATCACCACCGGTACCAAACACAATCATAAGACCGAAGGCAATACCATCCTATTCTACAGAAGGCCTTGCAATAGACCACGCTGCTGCTAATTCTGGGAAAGAACCACCTTCCTCGAATAGGATTAGTTTGCCTGCCTTACCACGAACTTTTGAAGGATTGTCCTTCAATGATGCGCCAATGATTTCTGATTTGAAACCCATCTCCACTTCATTTCCGTACTCATCCTTAGTATAGAAGCCAGCTCTCTTATGTAATGTCTTATTGATAGATTTCTTCTTTGCAAACGCTGTATTCTTATCTATGAAACTCATGTAACCGGTAACCTTAGTAAACGTACCATCACCAACTAAATATTGAGCATCTGATGCATAGATATACGATTTAGATCCTGGTACCATGTAATAGTTTCTACACGACATTGATGCTAGTTTATAACTGTAACCTTTACGTCTTGATTTAAGTAAGCACAGGTGTTTACCTTGTTCCTCAGCTTCTTGTACTGCTTCAAAGAAGTAGTAGTCATAATCATAGAAGCTTGGGAACTCTGTAATACGTTTTCTCTATACTTTAGTACCGCCTTTACCGTCTGAAACAGTATTATATACCATACGATCAATAGGACAGTAATTCAAGTAAAAATAGTTATAACCAGTAATGTAATCACCATCTTCAGCAGTATATCCTTCAGTACATCTACGCTGCTCTTCATCCCAAAATGAGAAGTATTCTTGTGTACCAGGTGGGTACATACAATAAGAGCCTGTCTGCTAAAATTGCAGGCAGGCTTGTCTAAATTTATTAGAGTTGCGTATTTTTTTCTAGAAATCTACCATTGTTAATATCTTTATTAGTGGTTCCGCTACGACTCGAACGCAGACTTAGAGGGTTCATTTAGATCGACTATTGCATCCAATCCTAAGATCGGTCTTCTCGTTTAGTCTGTCACGCTGCTTTCGCTTGCGCCTCATCAATATTACTATCTTCTGAGTCAATTAGAGAAGATTCTACTAACGAATTATTTATTATCTCATTAGCATCCAACACTTTCCAATAACTATTTAACCAGAAATTATCTTTATTTAGAATCAATGTTCTAGTACCGGTTTTAACCCGTTTAGTCTTCATTTCATTGTGTTCTATAAGATCTTTTGCTGCTTCTACGATGCTACCGTATCTCTTGATTTCATTGTGAGATTCATCATATCGTATAACATATTTCTGATTTGATTTGTTCAAACCGGCTTCACTTACTATCTGTCGAACAACATTTAAACGAATACCCAAGTTCGCTGATACTATCTTAATGCTTTTATATTTATCGTACTCATTGATTACTAGAGTACGTAAATCATTGGAAATATCAACTTTTGATTCGTTCTTTTGTTGATTTCTACTACCGTAAGTAGTGGTTTGACTATGACAATTAGGGCATAAAAATCGTAAGTTTTCTAATCTGTTATCGTTGTTTATACCATTTATGTGGTCTAATTCAAGACTTAATGTTTTACCATTCCATTCTTTAGTACCACATATTGCACACTCATAAGGAATCAAGTTGTTTTTAATAACGTATCTACGTAAAACAGTACGTAAATGCTTGCAATTCTCTTTAAGTAAATCAGCTGGATTAACTGGTTTGTTTACTTCCTTGAGTGGTGACTTTCCCTTAAAGCAAGAGTAATCAATATTCAAATCACTCATTCTTCTTTTTACTTGTGAGAATGCCCACGAGTTGCCTTTTATAGTATAACCAAGCTTAAACAGTACTTCAGATATGTTAATGCTTGATTTTATTAAATTGATGAACTGTTCGTCCGTCAATTCATATATTTTATTTGTCATATTCAATTAGTAATTGAAATTAATTAAGAGCCTCCAGTGCTAACCATTACACCACGGAACTAATTAGATCCCTTGCCGCCTTGATGGCTTGTAGGAATCTCTTTTGTGTTCTTTAATTACTTTCTAAACAACGACTTTACAGCCGTGATTAATTTCTTATACCATTTAGTAAGTTTGGTGTCCTTCTTTCCGCGAGGTACATTCTTCGACTCTTCTGCAAGCTTCTCAATAAGCTCAGTGAGTACTGAATCCAAACCTTCTAAACACTCCTCGAGTTGCTCTCTATTCTTTGCAATACTCTCGGCTACTGTGAGTGAATCATCTGTTAAATCAAGTGTTACATAGAATTTTTCACCCTTATTTGTTTTTCTATTCTTTCCCATAATAGTTTATATTTTTAACGTGGTCTATTAAATTTAGTTTTCTTTATTGTAACTTGTTTACTAACTCGTACGGATTTATCTTAGCATCACCTCTTACTTTCGATGTATCTAGCTCTTCTGCTTTTACTGATTTCTCTAAGAAATCCAGTGTTTGCATTACTCCTTTTACCTTTTCCATACCAGCAAGTAATAGCTGAATCTTCTTTTCATCAAGCTCCTCAGCTAGAGATTGTTCATAATAGTTACTGATAGAATCAAGTTTATTCATCATTGCCTTAAGCATCTTTACATTTCTTGTTTCTAAAAGTTTCTTATATTCATCTCTACATTCTTGCTCCTCTAACGATAATTTTGAGTCTTTGTTGCTAAATATTTGTGCTTTTAACTTTTCTTCACGTAAGTGGTCATCACTGATTGTCTTATAGTAAGGACTATTCCAGTAATCGCACAGTATGATAAATCTAATTACTTTGTTAGCTCTTTCCTTGTTAGCTGTTTTATCGTTTGTCCAAACCTTTTCAAATGGTGGTAAGGCTAACAGATCAGCATGTATTACTACATCTCCACCAACTATATCAAACAAATGTAACATCAGTCTACTTGTTTTTCGTTAATACTTACCGCTTTACCGTGATGGAAGCCCCAGCTAAGAAACATTGCATTACATAGTACATGATCAATATGTGGTAAACCACTTTCAGGATCCAATAATTCTCCTTTATCGATAGCAGTAAGATGTCTAAGTAACGCTGCTTTATATCGTTTCCAGAAATCTTCAAGCTCCTGCCAGTTGTTTTCACCGTATTTATTTGCTCCCATAGTAAGGATCTTAGCAAGATTCTCCATAGAACTCAATGGAACTAAGTCCATCCTTACTTTACCTTCATCATACTTCTTCGCCATTGCCTTTGTATTTATTAAGAAGGAATGATAGTACCGGTTCAAAGAATTTATCCTTATCATTCGCTGTTTCTTCCGTTGTTTCTTTTAACGCTTCACCAAGATCTTCTAAGAACTCTTCATAAGTAAGTGAGTAATCATTTATTTTCGCATCGATTATATTCATCAGCTCATCTGGCATACACTTTCTAAACCCTGAATACTCGAAACATGTTTTCTCAATCGTCCACAGTGCCAATGACACCTCTTTGCTTTGTCTTTCTTTTTCCATCTTTCACAGTTTTATCGATACAATCTGCTGCCCAACCAACCAAGTAAGCATACGCTTCATTGCCGTCACAGAAATCTTGAGTATATATATCGCACAGCTGGCAATAATAATCTGCGATATGTACTGATTCGTGAGCAATAGTTTTGGTATTTACATTCTTCTCAAACATGAAGCATAATATACAATTGCTATCTGTGGCTTTGTCAACCGCAGCACAGCAACATCCGCTGCTGCCTTCTAAGTAAGCATCTTTCAATGCAGCTCCTTGGTTATCCTCTAAATCATTAAGATTTGGTTGTAGTATATAGAATTTAGATATTGCTTTAACCAGTTCGTCAACATTGTTTACACGTATAACATACAGATCGGCTGGGTACAGATTTTCAAATTTATTTATCTTCATTTATGATATACTTGTTATAAAGATCCTCAAAGATGACCGGTAGTAATTCGTACATCTGCTTAAGTAAGTCCTTAGCTAAGATCTGCATATCAGGATGGGCTGCTTTATCACAACGTAAGTCAAGGAAGTGTCGCCACTCACGTAAGTTAGATGTCTTTACTATCTCAGTCTTAGCACTGTTTGGGAGAACCTCTCTAGCTTCTTGAGCTGTCAATTCGCATTGGTTGACGAGATATAAGTAAGCGTCTTCATCTTGCTGACAGCTAGTAAGCCATACTTTAACTGCCGGCGTTATCTCGCTATTGTTGATTAACGAAGCGATATTCGTGGTATCGCAATCCAGTACAGCTTTAGCCCATTTAGGAACTACAAAAGTAAGCTCATTATCAAACTTATCAATACTGTAGTTACAGTATCGCTGAGATTCTTGAGCAAATGATGCTATTCTGTGCCTTACTATCTCATGGCTAATACCTCTTGAACAGATAAACTTAACACTTAGCGAGTAATGCTCAATCATAGCTTCATGACCAAATTTAATAATTCTCCTAAGTAAGGCTTCTGCTGAAGAACCATCTTCAGTTATCTTATTCTCACTCTTGTAACACACTCTCGCTATCTTCTCCAGCAACTTCATCGGCTGTTTCGGGTCCTCCGGTTTGTTCAGTATCTCCACTGAGCTTTTTACTAATTTCATCTTTTGCGCGTCTTTTTAATTTAAGCTTAAACAAGTAAGCGAACATGATATCTTTTAAATTGTCGGTCTACATAACCTCTTTAGCGAACTTAAATGGACTATTACATATCACTTCAACTACTTGATAAGGAACATTATATTTATTCGATAGCTGCGTATAGATTGATAATTGTTTACTTGGAGGAATCATAATTGTCGTTAGTTTTTACGATAATAGTAATCTGAACAGTATTCCTGATAACCTCAGGTATTAATGCTTGGTTTACGAGCCACTGGTTGTCTATATTTCCTTTAACCAGTATACCACGCTCTTTAAACTTAGTAAAATACCTACTGAGGTTATCCATGGTTATACCTGTTGTCTTATGAAGCAATTTTCTATTATCGGCATTAATTAAACTATCGTGATTCTGGAATATCTTCCGTTTCTACAAATCAATCAGTGCAGCTAGTAATTCTAATTCTCTATCGGTTAACTAGAGTATGCCATTCAACGCTTGGCAGAACTCTGAATACAACTCTTTAGAACTACAAGTTTTCACTAATTTATTCATTGTTTGCGATCTCCAGGATTTTATCTAATACTTTGTTAAGGTTAAAGTAAACCGTATCGGCCTCAGTCTTTACACAAGGAGGTACATCACCATTGTTGTACTGCTCAGTAAGCTCCTCATAGTCATTCTTAAACTGATCTTTTTTCTCAATGCAGAAGTCAATAATCTCTTTGACTTTAGATGCGTATATATCATCAATAGCATCTACTGTAGCCTCGATCACTTCATCTATACCAGTACTCATTACTGATTTAAATTTTGCTTTGATGTCGCTGGTTTTCGGTTTATCAGGCGCAAGTTGCTTAGGAGCGTATGCTTTCAATTCATCTGAACTAGGGTGTTTGCATGCGGCCAATTTACTGCAATAGTTACAAGCTTCATCTTCGATATCTGTACCTGTGTTAGGGTTCTCTTCATCATCAATCTCTGCAATAAAACCACTGTCGATCAGTCCTTGTACCATACCATTGCTGATAAAAGCAGCACGGCTGCTACGACCATTTTCATCTACAGATTCGGCGTCAAGGATAATAGCGTCGTCATCATCATAAAAAATATCACCTTTAATAGCAGGACCAAAGTCCTTAATTACTTTGTATTGTTTCATAGATCTAATATTTTAAAAACAATCACTAAACGTAGTAATCTCAAATAGGTTCCTAACTTTAACTAACATTAACACATAAAAATACCCAGCCATTGAATGACTGGGTACCAATGATTTGAAACAAGTATGAAAAAATATAACAACTTAATTACGCACGTGTGAATGCCACCACGTCGTAAGGTTTGACTAATTGACTATCTTTGAATAAGTCAAAGTCTTTTGCAAATTTTTTGGGGTAGACAATTGTGTCACCAACAGTAAACGGCAATGTACCTGAATCAGTAGGCATCACAAGTACAATACCTTTAGCGAAATCTGACTCTACTTCTTTAGTCTCAGTCTTAGTTTCGTATAAGTTGTAACCGTTTTCGTCTTTCTCACCTGTTGGGATCTGTTCTGTAAACTCTTTAGTTACTTTAATAGCTTCCAAAGGTTTAACTAAAATGTTAGTAGGGAACTGGTAATCAATACCGTTAACTACAGTTTCTAATACTTTATCGCTCATGGTTATAAATTTATAATACACATCAATAACGTAATAACCATGAATAGGTTCCCAGTTATTAACATTATTTATCAGTTGATATATGCCTAAGGAATATTTTATGCGTCTCATTACACAACTTAGTCCTGCCTTTCTTTACGCAGTCTAACTTTTCAATGAAGGCGCAACCTTGGCAACCACCTTTAACAATCTCATTTACTAATACGTACTCTTTGCCGTAGTAATGGTAGATTTTATCGTCCATGTGTATACAAATTTAAGGTATGAGGTGTAGGCTTTTCAATTACCCCCTGAGCCTACGCAACAGTGCTAACACACGATTTAGTACAGCTGGTACGCTATTTGATAGCGTCTGTAGTCTTCGATCCCTTGCTTCAGGCTAAATATCTTCAAGCTTTAGTACTAATAAGTAAGCCAAATAAGTCTATTAATAACTTATAATTATTGTCTATACTGTATATATACATACAAGCTGCTTTTATAGTTGTATTTGATTGTTTATCCATAGTAGGTCAATAATAATTCTAGAGTAATAGGACTTACTTCATCTATTGTACTTAATACTTCTTCTATATCATTCATAAGTATTATACTGTATTACTGTATTATACTGTATTAACTGCAATACAGTTAACGTAAAAATGACTATTTAGGTTCCCTTTTTTGTATAAAATTTCACATAATTTAGAAAAAAATATATTTCTTTAATAGCGGAAATTTAACAAAAATTATAAAAATTTTTTCATACCCCCCGGTCGTGCGAGCGCGGAATTCCATCTATAAACCACCCCCAGGGCCAACCAGCGCGTCCAAGCCCCGTGCCAAGGCCGTCCAATAGCAATTCATGTTGCATCTGCTCATTGATGGCGATATTGCCGTAACTTAAAATTTACAATTATGATGTACTACGTAGTAAAACAGTACAGGGATTGGTGCCCTACTATCATCGAGAGATTCACTAAAGTCGAGAATGCTAGAGCATACTTGAATGCGCTTAGAGATGAAAATACGGAGTGTCATGTGACGTTCAGCATCGTGCAGGAGCTCTCAGAGTAGTGGTGTGTCCAGTATTGCGGCGCGTGTCCTTCGGGATGCGCGCATTGCATATGACGGCAATTCAGGGCACGGTTGCTTTATTTTGGTAATATTGCCATAATTTAAATATTTACAATTATGCTAGCACAAGTGGTATTTACGGTAAACCGTGTATTTGACTCCAAACTGGAGTCTGCAGTAGCCAATTACTTTGGTAAAAGAAACATCACGTCGGTCTCTAACGGTGTATTCGCTGTCCTTACCAAACTGGTTGATAAGGATTACGAGTTCCTAAAGACAACGTTTGGTGATCAGAATTATTTCGTGGTTGTATTCGATGGTAAGGAAGAAGACTTCGGTGGTGAAGACTATTCTAATTATCAGCGAATAAGAATCACGAAGTTTGGTGATTTCCTGCCAAAGGAAGAATAGTTGATTGAGCATGCTCTCTACGGAGAGTGTGCTTCTTTCGCTTGCTACGCTCGCTCAAGCTACGCTTGACGAGTGTGGTGGGTGTTCCAACTACAAACTATTGAACAGTAAACCAGCTCAAACCGTGTTACCACTACAAACAAACGACTAAATCACATACATATGCAATATCGCGTTGATGCCTACATGAAAGACGGCACCGTTAGGCAAGGTGCCATTCTGCACGATAATATCGATGCTGCAATACTGTTAGCTAAGAAAGTAGCACACGAGCTACGTAATTGTAAGTACACTATGGTTGCAAGGGTATAATCCCTTGCTTCCATTATGTATGGTCTCCAATTACTGTGTGCCAACCATCACACCAGCACAATGTTCAACCCAAATCAATGCTATTGCAAACCATCGCATTAAGCGTTGTATGGTAGTCCATAGAGTACCTACAATTGATAACTCAAACCAGTCCTCCACAACAAATCAAGTTACACCTACAAACGAATGCCAACGATACAGCACGGTGTGTTATATCAATGGTAATTCTTTTGCACATGCACGCCAGGCCAGTTTCGGCGCGCTTTGCCGGTCGACGGCAGTATAGTCGTACGACTTGGAATGAAACTGGTACCTTTTTGTTGATGACAGAAGGTATTCACTCCCCTAACAGCGGGTTAACTGTTGCACTGCAGAATTGCTGGCTAACCAAGCTGGTTAGTTGGCGTTCTGTGATGTTTATATTTATGCATTCAATCCAAATCTAACCAGTGACCACTGTTACCAGATTACAGAAAAATGCAACTTCCAGGGCCACACCAGGCCATGCCAGTCCTACACCCAAAGCAAGCCAAAACAAATCAAGTCACCCCTACAAAATAATGCGCGAAATACGATATTTAATGTATAAAACGCTATGAGTGATGAAGAAAAAGTGGGGGAGAACCTCCCCTCGCCTCTTTTCACACATATATTTTATTTTATAACCCATTCGGGTTATTAATAAATAGCCTATTAATCATCTAAAAATATACAGAAATGGCAAGATTTGAACTTATGAACGCGACAATCAAGAAGATTGAGCGCGGAACTAACGCTGGTAAAGAATACTTAGCGGCTAGTCTTATCAACACTTTAGCTCCTTGGGATTCGGCAAGATCGTTTACCGAATTCGATGAGCGTAAAATCGACATCATCAAACAGTACATTCCTGCTTCTAAAGGTGGAACTGGTGCTGAAGATGTAAAGATGCCCGACACATTCAGATTCTTAAACGGGCATTATGTGACATGGTATCCTCCAAAGGAGTGTGTACCATTCAACCGAGTGTATGTAACCGACCTGGTTACAACCTTGCGAAACGGCACGAAGATACAGCACAAAGCTGGAGACATCATTACCGATCAGAACGGTAATCCTCGTCTCTATGACAGTTGC